ACAGGATTTCCAGGACCAACAGGTAATCCAGGACCAACAGGATTTCCAGGACCAACAGGTCCAACAGGTTTCCCAGGTCCAACAGGATTTCCAGGACCAACAGGTAATCCAGGACCAACAGGAATTCCTGGACCAACAGGTCCAATAGGTTCAAAAGGACCAATAGGTAATCCAGGTCCTACAGGTAATCCAGGTCCTACAGGTAATCCAGGTCCTCCAGGTCCTCCAGGTCCTCCAGGTCCTACAGGTAATGTAACAGTTAATTCTAAATCAATTCAAATTGGTAAGTGGATATTAACTGAAAATACTACACTTAATAAATTATATATTTATAATACAGATACACCTACTGCTACAAAATTTTTATAATAATAAAATAAAAATAATAAATTTTTATTTTATTTTTTTATTAAATCTTCATTATTATTTATTCTTGATACCGATATTATATGATGGTCATAATCAGTCTTATTTAATGCTTTTACAAAATAATCTGCTTGGTCTTCAAATTTAAAATCTATAAATACAATAGAAATATCACTATGATTTAATACTTTTAATCTAATTATATCACCCCATTCATATAATTGTTCCATCATTTCTTTTTCAGTTAAATCAGAAGGTAATTCAGATATTTTAACTCTATAAGTTATAAATTTATTTTTATTAATATATTTTGGTATTGGATTATCTACAGGAATATTTTTTTTATCTTTATTACATTTTATGGTAAAATGAGGTCCTCCACATTTACGACAATTAATATGAGATGTCATTTATATAATAATATAAATAAAACTTTAAACATTTTTATATTATAATTTCTTAATTAAAATATATGAATAAACTTAATATATTTGTAATTGATATGAATTCATCTAATAATAATTTTATATTAAAGATTGATGATAATATTAATATAATTATAAATATTCATAAATTATGTAATTATAAAATAAATAAAAATATTAAAAAAATTATTAATGTTATAACTATATATGATAAAATTAATAATATTCATATATTATTTCAAAATATAAATTGTTGTAATAAATTAATTACACAATTTCATGATATATTATATAAATATAATAAAAAGCATAATATAAAATTATTTAATTGTTATGATGAATCTATTAATTTTATTAATGAATTATATTTATATAAAGATATTGTGTTAGACCCAAATAAAAATCCTAATACATATTTACAATATGTAGTATCTCGTGTTCCTAGTAATTATGACTTAAAAATATTTAGTTCTAATAAATCATCATCTTTATTTCCATTAACTACTGCTGTAGGTATGGGTTCTAAATATAATTCTTATTTTGTTCATATATTACCTAAAAAATTATTATATACTAGAAATATCTATTTAATTGGTAAATCTATAACTTTTGATACTGGAGGTTTAAATCTTAAAACTGGAGATTTTAGTGATATGAAAATTGATATGATAGGTTCTGGTATCTTAATTAGTGTTATTAATTTATTATCCAAAAATAATATATCTACTAATTATAATATTCATACATTAATTCCAATTGCTGAAAATATGATTGGAAATAATGCATTAAGACCCGGTATGGTTCTTAAAACAATATCTAATAAAACTATAGAAGTTATTAATACTGATGCAGAAGGTAGATTATGTTTAGTTGATGGTATAGAATATGCATTAAAATTTATTAAAGATGGTGATATAATTATTGATATTGCTACATTAACAGGAAATACAGATTATATAACATCAGGAATTTCTAGTATATGTATATCAAATTCTAAAGGAGAACAATTATCAAATCAATTAATCAATATTGGAGAAAATATTGGAGAATATTTAGATAAAATTAAAATTAGACATGAATATTTAGATTTACTTAAAAGTAATATTGCTGATATTAAAAATAAAAATGAAGAAATAAATTCAGGATGTATTTTAGCCGGAGTTTTTCTTAATTATTTTGTTGATAACATTGTTCCATGGATACATTTAGATGTAGCTAGTAGTGTATATAAAGATGATATGATAAATAGTTATGGTATTAATTTATTATATGAATTTATAAAACAACTTGAATAAAAAATATTATAAATTTATAATCTAATATATATATATATAAATGTATAGTGATTTTGTAAATAATAATTGTCTAAATAACTTACCATATTATAACTTAAGCTATAATGCGGCAGGAACTGTAATATATGATGAAACACAAAATAATTTATTTGATAATAATATTGAAGAAAAAATAAATAATAATGAGGTATTTCTAACAAAATGTCCTAATTTATATTTGCTAACACAACCATCATATACATTACAACCAGTATCAATGCAACCTTTAGAAACCCCATATACATCACAACCAGTATCAATGCAACCTTTAGAAACACCATATATATCAATGCAACCTTCAAATACACCATATACATCACAATCAGTATCAATACAACCTTCAGAAACACCATATATATCAATGCAACCTTCAAATACACCATATACATCACAATCAGTATCAATGCAACCTTTAGAAACACCATATACATCACAATCAGTATCAATGCAACCTTCAGAAACACCATATACATCACAACCAGTATCAATGATGCCATCAAATACACCATATACATCAACATTTCCAGTATCAATGCAACCTTCAGAAACACCATATACATCACAACCAGTATCAATGATGCCATCAAATACACCATATACATCAACATTTCCAGTATCAATGCAACCATCAGAAACACCATATACATCACAATCAGTATCAATGATGCCATCAAATACACCATATACATCAACATTTCCAGTATCAATGCAATCTTCAGAAACACCATATACATCAACATTTCCAGTATCAATGCAACCATCAGAAACACCATATACATCAACATTTCCAGTATCAATGATGCCATCAAATACACCATATACATCACAACCAGTATCAATGATGCCATTAAATACACCATATACATCAACATTTCCAGTATCAATGCAACCTTCAGAAACACAATATACATCACAATCAGTATCAATGATGCCATCAAATACACCATATACATCACAATCAGTATCAATGATGCCATCAAATACACCATATACATCAACATTTCCAGTATCAATGCAACCATCAGAAACACCTTATGCATCAGTAGAATCTACAGAAACACCCAATGAATCTGAAGATACAGTTGTTGAACCATCTGAAACTCCTGTTGTATCTCAATATGTATCAACTCCAACACCAACGCCAATTTTATCTATATATAAAATATATCCAACAACATTACCACCATTAAGTTAATTTATTATATAATTTTATTTTTTTTTTTTGAATATATAATTTTTCTATATTATAATATATGAAAATTATATTAGTGTTAGTTTTTTTATATATTTTATATATTATATATAATAATAAAGAGAATTTTACTTCTACCCATAAAAAATGGGAATATAATAATGATAATTGTGGTTCTACTAATAAATTAGTAGAAATAGATAATAATAACATATTAATGGCATATAATTATGATAATATACCACATGATGATACTAAAGATGTTGGTTCCTTATATAATTATGCTAATCAAAAATATGGAAAAGATAGTAATCAAATAATGCAAGCAGTTTCATCATCTAAACCATTACACTATTTATTAAATATTACTTATGAAGATGAAAAATATAATTTATTAGGTTATGCAATTAATAAATATTATAATCAGTATTTTTTAATATATGAATCTCATATTAATTTGTCAAATGAGTATTTAAAAGATAATCTAAATTATTTAAATCAACAATTATATAAATATGTATTAGTTAAAACAAAAAGTAATGTGATCCATGTATTTGGTCCTAGAAATAAAATAAATATTGGAGATATTGTTAATTTATCTTATGGTGTATATCAATTAGGACCATTAGAAATAATAAAAATATAATATTTATTATAATGTATCATAATAAATATTTAAAATATAAATTTAAATATATTCAACTTAAATATATATTATTTGGTGGAAAACCTCCTTGGCGACCTACAAGCAATGCACCAGGATTTGAACCAATAAAAACTAAACAATCAAAAAAGACAAAATTATTTCTACCTATAAAACCTACTTTTAATCAACATGCATCAAAAGAATCTACTAAAAAAACAGAAGAATTAGAAACTATTTTTAATTCATTTATATCTCAAGAATCTAAAACAATATTAGGAAAGGGAACTTTTGGAAAAGTATTTATTTTTTCTGATATATATGCAATTAAAAAATATAATTTTAATACTAATATTATTAATTTATTTTATTTAGATGAATTATTAACATTACTAAGTAATGAAAATATTATACCTCAACATTATGATATATTTTGCTTAATAAAAAATAAATATTATAGCATTAAAAAATTAACTAATATATTAAAAATAATATTAAATTGTTTTAATTTAGATACTGATATAAATAATGAAAATGATATAAATACAAAAATAATAAGTTTTATTGAAAGTATACCAACACCTGAAAGTATACCAACACCTGAAAGTATACCAACACCTGAAAGTATATCATCAATTCCTGAAAGTATACTAACACCTAAAAGTATATCATCAATTCCTAAAAGTATACCAACACCTGAAAGTATATCATCAATTCATGAAAGTATGTCATCAATTCATGAAAGTATGCCATCAATTCCTGAAAGTATATCATTAATTCCTGAAAGTATGTCATCAATTTCTGAAAATATATCAAATTCTGAAAATATATCAAATTCTGAAAATATAAAAACTAATACATCATCATCAGGTAATATACCAAAAACTTTTGATAATATACAAATACTATCTGATTTTAAGGATACATCATTTGAAACAATGAATTCTTCACAAAATAATAAATTAGATGTAAAATATTATCAAGTTTCTCAAAAATATGATTATAATTTATATTATTATTTAAATACACATACACCTACACCTACAGAAGAACAAATTTATAGTATAGAACAACAACTTACTGAATTAATAAAAAAAATATGTAAATTAAAAATATTATTTAGAGATTTTAAATTATCTAATATATTAGTTTTAATTAATGAAAATGATATTGATGTTAAATTAAGTGATATTGATACAGTTTATACATGTCCTATAGAACAAACTAAAGAAATATGTATAAAGTATAGATGTAATACACAAAATATAGAAAATATAGAAAATATTGAAATATTATATAATTTAATTTGTTATATACAAAGTAATAAAAAATTATATAAATATTTCAATAATTATAATACTTTAGATAAAGTAAAAAAATTAATTGAACAATTCTGTACTTTATTAGATGATAAAAAAAATATAAATCTTATTAAATATATTATATGTTCCATAGACAAACGTTTTTGTTATGACATTGAAAATAAAGTAAAATTTATGGTACCATTTAGTAAAACTTGTAAAGATAAGACTATTTTTAATAGTCCATCTCACCAAACTATGGCACAATTAATATATACATTTATAACAACTAACTCTTAATTAAAGATTAATTTTATATTATATTTATGGTATAATCATAAATATAATATAAAGATTAATTTTATATTATATTTATGGTATTAGATACTATATTATATGATAGACAAATTAGAACTTATGGTTTTGATGCTTGTAATAAAATTATTAACAGTTCCGTTTTAGTTATTAATTTAAGTAAAGGATTAGGAACTGAAATTTGTAAAAATTTAGTATTAGCTGGGATTAATACATTATATTTATATGATAATGATTTAATTAATGAAGAAGATTTATTAACAGGTTATTATTATAATGAAATTAATAATAGTAGATCTTCAATATTAAAATTAAAATTATTATCATTAAATCCTAATGTTAATATTATAATAGTTGATAATTATAAACAAAATCAATTAATAACAATTGTTATTAATAAAGATAATAATTATATTAATGAAATTAATGATTATACTAGATTAATTAATAATAAATTAATTGTTTTATTTTCAGGTGGTTTATCAGGAAGTATTTTTGTAGATGCTAATATTAATCATATAATAACTGATATTGATGGAGAAATATATGAATCTATACAAATTAAAAATATTGATAAAAATGGTATAATAACAACTATTGGACCTCATGAATATCAAGATAATGATTTAATTAAATTAGAAGGAACTGAAATTGATAATACTTATAAAATAAATATTATTGATAGATTTTCATTTAAATTATTAAATTTTAATCATGATAATTTTAAATTTATTAATGGAACTGTTATTTATATTAAAAAAGAATATATTATAAATCATAATAAATTTTATTTAAATAGTGATATTAATATAGATAATCATGAAATTATCCCAATAGTTTCTATATTTGGTTCTTTAGTAGCATCTGAAGCAATTAAATTAATTTCTCATAAATACATGCCAATTAATCAATGGTTTACATGGGAAGAATCATCATTAATTAATAAAGATGAAACTTGTAAAACTAATTATGGTAAATTATTTGGGAAAGAATTAGAAAAAAAATTAATAAATTCTAAAATTTTTATTGTTGGTTCTGGTGCTATAGGATGTGAACATTTAAAAAATTTAGCATATATGAATATTAAAGATATTATAATTACTGATCCTGATGTTATATCAAAATCAAATTTAAGTAGACAGTTTCTTTTTAGAGATAGTGATATTGGGAAATTTAAAAGTATTATAGCAAGTAATATGATAAACTCAATGAATCCTAATATAAATATTAAAGCAGATATTGACAAAGTGGATGATGATAATATAAAATATACAGATAATATATTTAATAATAATATAACAGCAGTATTTAATGCATTAGATAATATTAATGCAAGAAAATTTATGGATTCTCAATGTTATAAATTTAATATACCTTTATTTGACAGTGGAACTAATGGAACAAAAGGTCATGTTCAACCTATTATACCATTTATAACTGAAACTTATTCTGATTCATCAGATCCAGAAGTTGAAAAAACTTATCCAGTATGTACAATTAAAAGTTTTCCTAATGATATTAAACATACTATACATTGGGCTTTATCTAATTTTCCATTAATTAATGAATTATCATTTAATCAATTATTTAATGAAGAAATTGTAAAATTATTAGAATTAAAACCCAAAAATTTTGAAGAATCTCCAGGAAAATTATTTTGGTCTTCAGGAAGAAAATGTCCTCAACCAATATATTATGATGAAACTAATGAATTACATAAAATTTTTGTAGAAACTAGTTCATTAATAAATGATAATATATTTGATAAAGATAATGAATTACATATTGATTGGATATATGCAGCATCTAATATAAGAGCAGTAAATTATAATATTAAGACTGAAGATAGATATAAAATAAAAGGAATAGCAGGTAAAATAATTCCTGCAATATCAACAACTACATCAATAGTATCAGGATTATCAATGTTAGAATTTTTAAAATATCTATTAAATGAGAAATTAGATAATTATAAATCAAGTTTTTTAAATTTAGCTAATCCAATATTAATTCAATCAACACCTATTATAGCTAAGAATATAAAAATAGGAAATAAAGAGATTAATAGTTGGACAAAATTTATATATGATAAAAATACAACATTAAAAGAATTTAAAACATATTATGAAGAATTATTTAATATTAATATAACAATGATTACAAATAATAATACACTATTATATTCAGATTTTATAACTAACAAATTAGATATATTAATATTAGATTTAGTTGATAATAATGATAAAATAACAATAATTGACTCATTAGATATTGAACTACCTGATATTATTATTAATTATAATAAATGCTAGATGTTATCCCAACATATTTATTTTATATATAAAAAATAACTATTTATGTTATATTATATATAACATAAATGGTTAATTATAGTTGCGAAATTTGTAATAAGATTTTTAAACAAAAATATCATTATAATCAACATCAAAAAAGAAAAATCAAATGTAATAATAATGATGAAAAACTAAAAAATATTATAAACAAAGTTATTGATAATAAAAATAATTTATTTAGTAAAAAAATTGAATTAAATATATTTAATAATATAACAAATAATAATAATAATAATATGATAGTTGGTATGAATAATAACGAAATTGTTAATAAAGATGAAATTATTGTCCCTATACAAGTCAAAAAAAATAAAAAGTTATCTAAAAAGTTATCTAAACAGATTTTAGGTCAATTTTATACAACTAATCAAGAATATATTTTACAAGGAATGAAAATTCCTGATAATATAAAAAATATTATAGAACCATTTACTGGTAATGGTGATTTAATTACTTTTATAGAAACACAACAAGAACAAAATAATGTCAAATATATTATTGAATGTTATGATATAGAACCAAAAAAAGATTATATTATTCAACAAGATACTATAAATAATCCTCCTAATTATAATAATAAATATTTAATAACAAACCCTCCATATTTAGCAAGAAATAAATCTCAAGATAAATTATTATTTGATAAATATGATGTAAATGATTTATATAAATGTGTTATTAAAGATATTTTAACAAATATTTGTTTGGGTGGAATATTAATAATTCCATTAAATTTTTGGTCTTCTATCCGTATAGCAGATATAGAATTAAGAAAAGCATTTTTAGAAAAATATAATGTTATATTATTAAATATATTTGAAGAACAAGTTTTTGATGATACAAGTTATACTATTTGTTCTTTTCAATTTGAATGGCGTGATATTTTATATAACGCCCTTGATTCAAAGTCTTTGAATGAACTAAATATTATTATATATCCATCTAAAACAATTATAAAAACAGAATTAAATGATGATAATAATTATATGATAGGTGGTGATATATATAATTTAAAATTAAAAAATACATATAAAATCACAAGATTAACAAAAAAAAATATATTAAAATCAAATACAAATATTTTAGTAAAATGTATAGATGATAATATTAATAACCAAATAGGTTTATCATTTGTTAAAGATAAAGATATATATGTAGATAATACACCTAATCAAACTGCAAGAACTTATGCAACATTAATAATAGAACCTAAAATAGAAATAGATAAACAAAAAGAATTAATAATAAAATTTAATAAATATCTAAAAGAATATAGAGAAAAATATAATTCTTTATTTTTAACTAATTATAGAGAAAGTAAAGATATAGCAAGAAAAAGAATATCATTTGATTTGGTATATTCCATAATTGGATATATATTAGAAAATTTTGATGATTTTTGATTTTTGAAAATCATATAAACTACCAATAAACACATATTTTATGATATGTTTATATTTTTCTTTATTAATCAAAAAATTAAATTTATTCATATTATAATAACTTGTATCTCCATCTAAAATATTAATAAAGTATATATTATTCATATTAAATTTTATTAAATATTCCATTTGATTTTTAATAAAATGATATACCAATTTTAACGTTCTGGTTTGTGCTCCGCCGCTATCACATACAAATTTTAGATTAAAATATAATTTATTATTAGTATTTATTATAAGACCATCAAAATTTTCACTCCATTCATAACCATCATCATTTATCATTGGATGTTTATTACTAATAATTTTATTATTTTCAATATTAATTCTATCATATGTTTTTGTTAATTTAATTTTAATTATTTTTTCAATTAAATTTATTTGATATAATTCACATTCATTAGACTTCCCATTTTTATACCATTTCCTATTTTTACGCCATTCTTTTGTTTGATAATATGATGATGGTATTAAAATTTGTTTGAGTATTAAATATCTTCTAATATATTTTTGAATAATTATAATTTGTTTTATATTTTTGTGATTATTATTTATTTCTGGAATTATTTTATCAACTTTAATATTAATTTCAGATGATTTCTTTTCATTTGATTTATTAATTGCTTTTGACATATTATTATTATGATACTATAAAGTATTTATATAATTTAAATTCAATTTTTTTATTATAATATAATGCTTATGTATAAGTGAATATTATAATAAAAAATTCTATAAATTTTTAATTATATGGTTTGAAAAGATATAATAGACAAGGTATTATAAAAATACTACATTAAAAGAATTTAAAATACTGTTATTTTTATTAAAATTTATAATTTTTTCAAAGTTTTAATTTTTAAATATACACCTTTACTAATTATAATTAGGCAGCATATATAATAAAATAATTGTAATAAATTATACAATAAATATTAAAAGTTTTTTATAAAAAAATTTAAAATTTTTATGAAAATATTTAAAAAATTAATTTATTTATTAATAATGAATCATATAAATAATATACCATTATATTTTAGGGATAGTATAACTAATTTAATATGGTACTATATTGAACATGCAGAATGTGATGATACAGATGTTGGTCTTGAAAATATTATGATTGATGATATTGAAAACACAATAAAAAGCATATTTAAAAAATCTGATATAGAATCATCAAAATATGCAATTCTAAAAATTTTAGATGATATATGTAAAAATATGAGTAACTATATTACTATACCAAGTCAAAATAATGAAATTATTAAAATTAAATCATTATTAATTAACAAAGTTAATGATAATTATAATTCATTAAAAATAAAATGACGCTATTTTTTTTATTTATGGGTTAGATTATACTACTGAAAAATAGGACTAATGCTAGATGAAATCTTATATACTTTATTATTAAAATAATATATTTACTGTCATTATTATTAGATAGTTATGTTTTTAATATTACAATAAAAATTGAAAAATATATATATAAAAATTATATAATATAATATATTAAGATGACAAAATTAGTTAGTCCATATCGTAATATTAAACAATATACTAGAATATCATTAGAACCTTATTATATGAATACTGATATAATTAATAATATAAAAACGGTATTAAAAAAAAAAGTAGAAAAAAAATGTAATAAAAATGGATATGTTGATGAAGTATATAGAATAATGGAATATTCAGATGGTATAATGCCACCAGAAAATTTAAATGGATGTGCTATATACAATATAATATACCATTGTAAAATATGTGTTCCTATTGAAAATACAATTATTATTGGATTAATTAAAGTTATTAATCAAGAATTATTAATAGCAACAAATGGACCCATAATGTGTTTTATTCCAAAAGAAAATATAGATACATCAATATGGAATATTAGCGATGGTTATACTAATATTAATACTAAAAATAAATTAATGATAGGTGATTATGTTAAAATATTATTATTAGATAAAAGAATAAATCAAAATGATACACAAATAAGAACTATTGGTAAATTATTAGATATAAGCAGTGAACAAGAAGTAGAAAAATATTATGGTAATAAAATAATAGACTTAAAAAAGAATGAAGGTGAATCTAATTTTATTTAATTATTAATCCTTAAATAATAAATTATAAATCTAAAGAATATTAAAGATATTCTTTTCATTTATTAAATCTAAATTAACAATTAATAATCACAAAAATAATCATTTATTAAATCTAAAGAATATTAAAGATATTATTTTCATTTATTAAATCTAAAGAATATTAAAGATATTCTTTTCATTTATTAAATCTAAAGGATATCAAAGATATTCTTTTCAATTTTATCTAAAATTTCATCATTATAATTACCTACAACCCAGTCATTTATATCAAGATTATATTTTTTAAGAAAGTCATCTCTAATAGATGTTATTTTTTCACTAAAATTTCTAATAACACTTTTAAAATATAAATTTTCTAATTTTATATTTTTAATTAATTCTTCAGCAATATTATTAATATTATAATTTTGGTTATTTATATTAATCATTCTTTGATAAACCCACCAAATACACCATACACCACAAAAACCATTAGGATCTCCTATTTTTTTGCATTTATTAGTTTCTAAATTTTCTAATGATTGAAACCCAATAGTAGGAAGGAATTTATAAGGAGGATAATATATAATATTTTCATCATATAATTTAAATTTATTAGTTAATATATTATCTAATAATTCTGGATTATAATTAAAACCCATAGGATAATTTGAACCATTTGGTTCAAATCTTTCAATAGTTTTAAGTGTTAAATCCCAAAATAGTATATTAGCATGAGACCCAACTGATGTTTCAATACCGATAGGAATAACAATATATTTTACTTTTTTTTTAATATATTTATTAATTTCATTATCAAGATACTTTGGAAAAAATATTTTTTGATAAGACCACATAATTTCAAAATTAGAAAAGTCTAATTTATAAGGATAATTTAAACCAATTTTTGTATAATATGCTTCTAATTCTGTATTTATTGTTAATGGATAATCTAATATAATTTGTAAATGTTTAGATTTAAATGTATTATTTAATAATATTAAACCAAATAATATATCAATAGGTTCACCTGTATAAAAACAAAAATTAGTATATATACCATGGTCAATATGTATTGGAGATATATTATATTTAGGCAATGTTCTTTTTTCTTCAACAATAACTTGTCTTATTTTTTTAATACAAATATTCCCCCCTTCAGTAATTAGTGATTTTAACTTTTCAAAATCGTCAACACTACACCATTTTTCCCAATTTATTATTAATTTATCTTTATTAATTTTAAGTTGATTATAATATGATTGTATAGCTATATCAATAACATCTTCATTTAATGTTATAGTTTTAGTTTTATTATCTTCAATAAATAAATTTAATGGTTTAATAATTAAACTGGATTTAAATTTATTTATTAAATTATTATTTATTATTTTCATTAAACAAGTTTCTCCATAATTATTTTGAAAATTTAAATCAGATTCTAAAACTATATTATTTAATAAATCATTATCAATTTCATTAAAACTATTAATATCATCTAATAATAAATGTAATGGTAATTCACCATTTATATTAGACATATTAAATTTTAAATTATTAAAAGATAATAGTTTTATTAAATATTTTATTCTTTTATTAATAATAATATAATGTAATGGAGTATTACCATAAAAATCAGTAATATTTATATTTATAGTTTTAATAGATAATAAGTTATTAAATAAATTAAAATTATCTAATAAAATAGATTGATGTAATGCAGTTAATCCATAATCTACAGTTTGATTATTAAAATTAATATTAGTATTTAATAAATATGATATTATAACATTATTATTATAATTAATTGCTAATTGTAATAGATTTTCTCCATTTTTATTATGCATTGACATATTCGGATTATTATTTAGTAAATATAAAAGTATATCATTCCTTTTATACATCAAACTTAAAAAAAAACTATTATTCCCATCTTTAGATAATGTATATGGATCAGCTTTATTTGATAATAATATTTTTAATGCCTCAAAATTATTAAATATAATACAATAATGTAATGATGTAAAACCTAATTTATCTTTAATATCTAAAATAGAAATACCTATAACTACATTATTATATTTTTGAATTAATATATTAATTAAATCAATATAATTAAATTTAATACAATTATATAATATAGATCTACCATCAATATCTAATATATCAATTCTAATTTTAATTAAATTTTTAATATATAATTGTAATATTAATTCTAATAATTTCTTTTGATTATAATTTATAACATATTGAATAAAATAATTATAATTATCATCTTTTATATCTAAATTAATAAGATTACCTTTTTTTATTAATTTAGTAATTTGTTTAAATTTATGTTCTTTAATTAAATTAAATATATAATAATTATCCATTAATAATTATTATATATTAAAAATTAATAATTAATCATAAATTAAATTTATGGAAATCATAAATTAAATTTAATAATTATTATATATTTAATTTATGGAAATAATATATCTATTGTTCCATTAACAACTCTTCTATAAAATATATTATGTCCTGCCATATAACTTGGTCTGACTATACGAAAAATATCTCCAATTTTTGCATTATAATATCTTGACATTATTTCATTAACATTAATTTTAGCTAATTCAAATTCAGAAAATGTACTTAATAATTCATTTTTATCAGATTGATTCAATATTTTATGATTAGGAATAAATATTTTACTAGGAATATCTTCTAACATTTCATTTTCAAAGAAAAATTCTGTATTTTTATAATCATATAATATTTGTTTTATTGCTTTTTTTGATATTGCTCTTACTATTACTATTTTTCTTATATCTAAATTATTAGACAAATATTCATCTAATGCTATTCCTTGTGATATAGTTGTTAATTGTGTATTTGTATTATTTAATATATATATACTATATACTGATTTATCTGCTAATAATATTTCATATATATTAGTTGTCCAATCTACTTTTAATGTATTAAATGTTTCTTCCCATGATTTTATCAATTCTCTTCTTTCTAACATTTTTAATACATTTTCAATAATTAATTGATTAATTTCCACATTTAAATACTCAATGTTAATATTCATTAATATAAATACTCTATATATTTAAATATATATTTATATCAATTTTTTTTATATATTTAATATAATGAAAAGTATTATATGTTTTTTAACTGTTAAGCCTAATAATTTATTTTTAGATTTTTGTGAGAAATTAGTAGAATTTCATGATATTTATATATGTATTGATGATAATAATTATAATATAGATAATAAATATACTAAATTTAATATAATAAAAATAGATAATTTATTTTGTGAAAATATTGGATATAAAAATTCCGTTTATTATTTTAGAAATAAAGCATGTTCAAGAGACAAAGCAATATATTATTTTTGTAATATTAAAACTGATTATACATATTTATGGATGATTGAAGAAGATGTTCTTATACCTAAAATTAATACTATATTAGATATAGATAATAAATATATTGATGATGATTTATTATGTAAATCATTTGATATTATGTATGAAAAAAAATATGATTGGCATTGGAATATGGTATATGAAGATTGTAAATTGAATTTACCTTATGCATCAAGTATGATATGTGCTATTAGAGTTTCTAATAAATTAATGATGTGTATTAAAAATTATGTTGATATGTACCATAATTTATTTTTAGATGAAACACTTTTTACTACAATAGCATTACATAATAAATTAAAAGTTAATACTATCAATGAATTATCAACTATATCATATGATAATAATTGGAATATAATTGATATTATAAAAACATATTTATATCATCCAATAAAAAATATATCTGAACAACATTATTTTAGAAATAATATTATAGAACATTTCAATAATACACAATCTACTAATGTAATATTTATTATACTATTTATTATAATAACATATCATTTTATAAAATAAAATTTATATTAAAATCCGTTTATATGTTAAACCTCTTAATAATATAAATAATGTTTGGTCTGGGTCCAAAGATAAAAAATGCAACCAAAAATTAATATTAATTTTATTATTAAATATAATATTAAATATATTATATATATCTTTAGATTTATTTATTTTTTCTTTGTATCTTATATCTGTAGATACTTTAATAACTGGGGGAGTAAAATACATTATACCATCATCATAATCATATGTACATTCAGATAACTCATCTAAATATAAAAACCAATCACTTGCAACACTATAAAATTTATTTATAATATAATAATATAATTTATTTATATCTAATGGAAAATGTCCCATATAATATTCATTATCATACATCATACCTACTATATCATTTATAGTTTCATCATCAAACCTTGCATCTTTCAATGCATTACATAGAGAAACTACAATTTCATAAATAATTTTATATTTATAATCATCACTTAATCCAGTAAATTCAATATTTTTCCTCCAAATATACCTGTTTAAAAATACTTTAGCCATAATATTACACATAGTTAGCTATAATTTATAATAATTATAATTTATTATTTTCAATTTTTTATAATAAAAAAATTAAATTTAATTTTTCTATTGGTCTCTTCAAATTATAATCTAAATGCCCTGCTCTGACTGGCGCTTGAGAGAAATCAAACCATTATTGACATAGATCTCCATGTTGAACATAGTGTCTGCATTCAAAGCTTTCCGCTTGCAGTCGCACAAATGAGCCACCATAAAAATAATCTTGTCAGTGTAGCGGGTGAAAAATGCCTTCAACTGTTGAATGTACTTGTCAAAGTCCACATCGTTGATTGGTTCGTCAAGAATGATAATATCAAGATTGTTCTGGTCTACATTGTAGGCAATCCTCCACAAAATCAATCTATTCTTTTGACCACCAGACAGTGTTTCACGTATGTACATGTCATATGGATGCACACTATCTCCAACATCTTGATTCTTGGACTTGATTGATGCAATGATGCGATCGTGTTCCTCACAACCCCATGCATACAAAAGATACTGTTTGATGACATCATTGTCTGACTCATTCTTAAAAAAGTTCCTCAATGTAATGAGTGATGTTGGCATACGCTCTTTGATTTCTTGATAATAATCAGCAACAGTTCTGTAAAGAGAATCACCTTGCACCGGTTCTCCTGTTGATGATATCATCTCAACCTCAGCGTTATTCACCAACCTAAAGATTGCCTTTAAAAGAGTTGATTTGCCATCTCCTGTACGTCCATAAATGAGAATCTTTTTCCCTGCTTCCAAAATAAAGTTATCAAAAGATGGATCCATTTGTAGGCGATAGGTGCCTCTCCAGACGTCTATTTTTTTTATGTGAATGCGTGTACTACCAACATCAGTTCTCTTAGGAACTGGTGCGTTGATAGTATCTTTATACATGTCTATAAAGCTAATGTAGTCTATCTTTACTCGTTCATAAGCAGTGTGAAACTGGTTGAAAGAATCAAGCGAATCAGTGAGGTTTTTAATAGCCATGCTTATCAACAAGAATGTACTAACATCATGGATCGTGTAAAACATGTACAAGAAAGAAACAAAAGACAAAAACAGTTTACTGATGCATCCAATCTTATTCCAACTATTGGCACTGTTGTAGTTGGTCGTTTCAATGATGTCATACAGTGAGAACATATCTTCCACAGAATCTTCACGATACTGAAAGGATACTCCTCTTAGTTGAATTAGTTCCCTTGCATTTCGTCTTTTTTCTTGTTCTTTTTTGACATACTTGGAGAAATGGACTCTTAACTTGCCTAGAACATAGTAGTTGAAGAGTCCGAATGCAATGATGACTGCTAAGAACTCTTTAACAAGAGACTTGCTATACACCATCAAACTCAAACTGATGAAAGAACTTGATAAGTTGATTACTGTTCCAAGTCCCCATGTGATGATGGTGACAATTGTGTTTTTCCCACCGTCCATTGCATCATTGAACTTGTAAAAAGATTTTTCACTTTTAGACTCAAAACTGATGTCGTAATACTTTTCAAGATGTTTCACGATGAAAGTGGTTGAAAGCCTATTTGTAAGAAGGGTTGATAATGGATACATCACAAAGAAGTCAATTAGTGGAGATATAAGTCTTGTTATCAGGTAGAACTTGAATATCTCAAACTCCCCCAAAGATATCTTGAGGATGAGGTATGACTCAAACAGTGTCAAAACCCCCGAATTGAAGACTGCCAATACCACGAAAGCCCAAAACAGAGGCATCCTCCTAACCATCCCATACACGTCCCCGATCATGACTGTTTGCAGCAGCCACAATATTATCAATGTTGAAGCTGAAAGCCTGTTTGTGCAAAGCGCAAAGCCTCGCTTTTTGTCTTGAGCCAAAATGGCTACGGTACTAGGTTTTAATATAGTTTATATTATAATATAAATATTTCAATTTTTTATAAATTAATAGTATACAAAAATATAACAAAACCTAACTAAAGATATAATTTGATTATATAATATGCTATATAACGATATAGTAAATAAATTTGCTATTAATGGATGTAAATTATTAACCACTTATGAAGAGTTTATAGAATTAAATAAAATTACATATCAATCTCATATTAAATTAGATTTTATTGCGCAATGCGGGCATCCAAATAAGGTAGTATTATCTAATTTTTTATTAAGAAAAACAGGAATAAATTGTAAAAAATGTGTTATACAAAATAATAACTCAAAAAGATTATTAACAACTAATATACAACCAGCTATACAACCAGCCAGTATAAGTAATTGTATAGAAAATAATGGTTACAATGAAATAATAAAATTAATTAATAGTAATTTTATTATAAAAAAAACTCATGAAGGATGTTTAGCAGATTTTCTAATACAACCTAAAGATACTAATAAAAATACATGGATACCTATACAATTAAAAACTACACAAAATAGTGTTCATGATATGTATAGTTTTAATTTGAGAAATATATATAATGATATGATAATAATTTGTTATTGTATAGATGAAAAAAAAATATGGATTATACCTTATAATGATATAAGTCATCTTAAATGTAAAATAAATATTAGTAAAAAATCAAAATATAATGATAAAAAAATAAAAATAAGATTTTTATTTTTTTATTATTTCTAAAAATTAATAAAAATTTTTATCAATATATATTTATCAAATGAATTTAATATTGTTGATAAACTTTTACAATTATATAAAACTGTAAAATTATTTGAATTTGAAACTTATTTACAACCTATAAATATATATCAACAACGTGAAATAACTTATAGAGAAATACGAGAATCTAAATTATTTAATATTAAATTTAAATATCCCGATATAGAGCAGTGTTATTATGATTTTATGATAAATAATTATAGAATTCAAGAAAAAGTATGCGGTAAAATAAATGATATAAATGTATATAATGTATCATTATATAGAAGAATTAATAAAAATACTTATAAAGCATATAAAAAAGGAATGAATGATTTTTATTGGTTTCATATAGATGAAACTGATATATTTTATATTATACCAGAAAAAATTTTAATAGAAAATAATAAAATAGAAGATGATATAATCATAAAAAATAAACCAATATTTAATATTTATATAAATAAAAATAATATGTGGTATAGCAAATATAAATATACTTATAGTGATATTTATTTGATTTATAATTTATTTAAATAAATAAATAAATAAATAAATAAATAAATAAATAAATAAATAAATAAATAAATAAATAAGTTTAATTTAATTATCTAGAAGATAATCTTCTTATGTTCTAGATAATCACGCTCCGGCTAGGATTCGAACCTAGGACCTACATGTTAACAGCATGTTGCTCTCAACCGCTGAGCTACCGGAGCATACTATATAGTAAAAATAAATCTTTAAATCATTTTTTTAATTTTTCTTTATATACTAAAATAAATTTAACTTCCTACCCATTGTGGATTTGGAAGATTATATTGAAACTTAGTAAAATATGTTATGTTAGGATTATTACATTCATTTTCAACATAAGTATCATAACCATCACGATCAGATGTTGGTATTGAAGTATATACAATCTCACTATTATCATTTATTATACTTACTATAATACCATTTGAACGGCTTTTTATACATGCAGGTTCTCTAGCATTTTTAATAATTATTTTAGTAAATTCTATATTTTTTTCAAAATCAAATTCTACCCAAGGAATTTCATCTTGGGTAGTATGACCAAATGTACGTATATTCCCATCAATCCAATATTTTGGTGAATATGGTCTACCATTTTCAATAAGAATACTTGATGATCTAATATTATTTGGTTTGTCTTTTAAGTCTTTTGCAATATTTATATTTGAATTTGTTGAATATACCTCAATTTCATTAAAATCCATATAACCTGGAACAGTATTATATATTCTAATATATCTTCCTAGTATATTAGGTCTTAAATATGATGTTAATGTTGGTCCTTGTGTAAAGTTTAATGGTGGTACTTGTATAACATTTAATGATGATGATGGAATTTGTGCATTATCTAGAGGTAGTGTTGATAATTTGTAATTAAAATTATTTAATGAATTTTGTAGTTCATTTTGATTTTTAACTGCATTACTTGTATTACTATCTAAATTATTTACAATAGTATTTAATATTTTAGAAATGGATCCTAGTACTGGAATTAATTGTAATAAATTATCAGATGAACCTCCTGGCGGACCTTGTAAACCAATTGGACCAGGACCTCCTGATGGACCTGGTAAACCAATTGGACCCGGTCCTCCTGATGAACCTGGTTCTCCTGAAGGACCTGGTAAACCAATTGGACCCGGACCTCCTGATGGACCTGGACCTCCTGATGGACCCGGACCTCCTGATGGACCTGGTAAACCAATTGGACCTGGACCTCCTGATGGACCTGGTCTTCCATAAGAATCAAATGGATTTTGTGTACTAAATGGTATTGATGTATCAAATGGATTTTGTGTACTAAATGGTATTGATGTATCAAATGGATTTTGTGTACTAAATGGTTTTGGTGTATCAAATGGATTTTGTGTACTAAATGGTTTTGATGTATCAAATGAATATTTTGGATTGGATAACCAAAATGGGTCAACCGTTTCTGTTATAATTATTGGATTAGATTTTTCTAATGGACCTTGTGAACTAAATATTTGTGGTTCTTCTGATGGACCTAAAGAACTAATTGAATCTGAGTTAGTAAATTGTTCAATACCACTTAATAAATAACTATCATTTAATTTTGCAAACATATATATATATAATAACTAGATTTTTTTTATAATATAATATAATGTCAAGTATGGATGATATATTAAAACAGAGATATCGTGAAATGTTAGGATTAGGTTCTATATATTCAACAACACAAAATAGTATATTATCAGGTTCAGCAACTGTTAATAATAATTTAAATGTTTCAATTAATACAATATTTAATTATAATACAACATTAAATTCAAATTTAAATATTACAGGAAATATGATATCTAATAATATTTATATTTCAGAAAATACTATATTAAATAATACTATAATTAATAATATGTTAAATGTATCTAATAATAGTATTATAATTTCAAATTTGAGTATTAATTCATTATTATATGTTTCAGAAAATATTAATATTAATTTTCAATTAAGTTCTAATTCAATATTAAATTTAGTTTCTAATAATAGTAATTTATATATTAATGATAATGCTATTATAAATAATATAACATTTAATTCTAATTTATATATAAATTCTAATTTATATATAAGTTATAATACAATTTTAAATAATGCTAAATCCTAATGTTAAAATTGTAGGTTTTACCTAGCATTTGTTCCATTTTTCAGTGAAAAAAAAGTGTAATAACAGTTTGTTAGATTATTAATATTTATATTTGAATTTATGTAAAATCTATAATTTTACAATAGGACATATCACTTTCTTCCTGTTGGAATAGGTGAACCTGAAGGACTATATGAACCAGAAATACTATATGAATTGTTTGGAACCTTTTGAGATATTGGAATCATAGTTGGAATCATAGTTGAAGTCATCAAAGACATTGGAGCAATTGAACCCATTGGAGCTATTGGAATAGGAAGACCTATTGAACCAGGAGGTCTATATGAATTGTTTGAAACCTTTTGAGCTATTAAATCAGGAGGACCCATTGGACTAAGAGGACCAAGAGGACCAAGAGGACCCATTGGACTAAGAGGACCAGGAGGACCCATTGGACTAAGAGGACCCATTGGACTAAGAGGACCAGGAGGACCAAGAGGACCAGGAGGACCAGGAGGACCAAGAGGACCAGGAGGACCAGGAGGACCAGGAGGACCAGGAGGACTAGGAAGACCAGGAAGACCAGGACGACCAAGCTGAGTAGACATAGTTTTTATAATATATTGTTCAAATTTTATTAAATCACCTTTAGTAATAAAATTATTTAAATCATATGCTACTGATGTCATGTGTTCAATATTATGAATTAACTTATAATCATCATTTACTGATGCAAACATATATATATATAATAACTAGATTTTTTTTATAATATAATATAATGTCAAGTATGGATGATATATTAAAACAGAGATATCGTGAAATGTTAGGTTTAGGTTCTATATATTCAATAACACAAAATACAATGTTATCAGGTTCAGCAACTGTTAATAATAATTTAAATGTTTCAGTTAATACAATATTTAATAATAATACAACATTAAATTCAAATTTAAATATTACAGGAAATATGATATCTAATAAATTAAATACTAATAATATTTATATTTCAGGAAATACTATATTAAATAATACTATAATTAATAATATATTAAATGTATCTAATAACAGTATTATAATTTCAAATTTGAGTATTAATTCTTTATTATATGTTTCAGAAAATACTAATATTAATTCTCAATTAACTTTAAATTCTAATTTATATATAAGTTCTAATTCAATATTAAATTTAGTTTCTAATAATAGTAATTTATATATTAATGATAATGCTATTATAAATAATATAACATTTAATTCTAATTTAAATATAAGTTCTAATACATTTTTAAATAATACTTCTATAAATTCTAATTTATATATAAGTTCTAATACAATTTTAAATAATGCTACACTTAATTCTAATTTAAATAATAATAATACTTTTATTAATAATAATTTAACAGTTCAATCTAATTTATTTGTTTCCGGAAATACTAAATGTAATAATAATGTTTTATTACTAGGAACTACTAATATAATATCTAATTTATCAGTATTATCTAATTCTTATTTAAGAAATACTATTATTAATGGAATTACTAAATGTCCATTAAATGAATATGATACTAATACTGATGCAGCCGCAGCAGGTATTCCTTATTGGGGATTATATAGAACCGGTGGTGTAGTAAAAATTAGATTGGATTTAGACACTCCAGTTATAACATTAAATGGTTCTTCTACCTTAAGTTTATATGTTGGAGATACTTATACAGAATTAGGTGCTACAGTATATGATAATTTAGGAGAAAATTTAACAGCAACTATAACAGGAACAGTTAATACTAATAATGTAGGTTCATATATTTTATTATATAATGCTGTTGATAGTTTTAATAATTTTAGTAATACTGTAGCTAGAACAATTAATGTTAATAACCGTCCATAAATGGTTTAATATTTGTATATTATATTATCTATAATATAATATATAAAATGTCAAATTCAGATTTAGTATTAAAACAAACATATCGTAATATGTTATCATTATCTAATAATATTGAAAGTTATTCTAATAATACATTATTTTTAGGTCATTTATCTATAGCAAGTAATTTATATATATCAGGACTTTCTAATATTATAGGTAATACTAGTTTCATATCTAATCTTAATATTTCTAATACAAGTAATCTTAATAATATAACAACATTTGGTAATTTTTATATATCTGCAACTTCTAATTTATATAATTTATCTGTTAATTCAACATTACTAGCAAATAATACTACATTAATAAATAATACTAATATTTTAGGTAATTTAAATATTTCTAATAATGCTATTATCAATAATATTACGGTTAATAATAATTTATATGTTTCTAATATATCTTTACTTAATAAAACTACTATTAATTCTACTTTACAAGCAACTAATGCTCTATTAAATTTAAATTCCAGTATTAATTCTAATTTATATGTTTCTAACTTGTCTATAATTAATGTAAATTTAACATCTAATTCTAATTTATTTGTTTCTAATACTACTATTTTGCAAAACAATGTTAATAGTAATAATTTATATACATTAAATTTAAATATTAATCAAAATATGACTAATCTTAGTGATATTGAAATTTCAGGTAATTCATATTTTAATAAAGATATTACAGTTTATAAAAATATGACTGTTTCTAATACATTATTAATTAGTGGATTATCAACATTTAATAATCTAAATATTACTGGAACAACTACAACTATATTACCTGAATATAGCGATAATTTAACTGCATCTAATGCTAATGTTCCTCTATGGGGATTTTATAGAACTGGTGGTATTTTAAAAATTAGAATTGATACTTTAGCACCTGTTATGAGTGGTAATACTTCAATTAGTATTTTTAAAGGTTCAGTTTTAACAGATCCTGGAGTTAGTGTTATTGATAACTTAAATGAAATAATTATACCTAATATTACTAGTATTAATTATAGTGGTTATAATTATTTATCATCACCTATACCTATATCAGGACCTATGACTATAACAAGTTTTAATTCATTATTAGTAGGTTATCATACTATAACTTATACAGCATCAGATAGTTATAATAATATATCTAATATATATAGAACAGTTAATGTTATTACTAGTCCATCAACTCTTAATATAAATTTAAATGGAAGTGATGTGGTTAAAATGAAAGTTGGAACAACTTATACAGAACAAAATGTAATATTAAATACTATACAAAATATACCTTATTATAATTTAAGTTCTCCTAATTTAACATATTTATATATTAATAATAGAAATTATAATAGTTTAGCATCTAATAATTGGACTATAGAATGTTATGTTAATATTCCAAGCTATGTTACATCACAATCTTCTGGTGTTGTTCTAGATTTTAGAACTTTGCCTTATAATGGTAATGTTAATATTTTTTGTATTACTATTACTAATACTGGACAATTGTGTGTATTCCATAGTATTTATGGTTTTATATCTTATCCATATAATAATACTACATATGTTAAATTAAATCAATGGACACATATTGTATATCAAAAAAATGGTAATAACATAGAATGTTATATTAATGGTATATTAGCTGGAAATATTAATATTTCTGGTAAATTTACAACTGCTGATTTAACAGATTTAAATCAATTATCGTTAGGTATGGCTAATGATTGGTCTACAAATGCTATTAATTGGCATTTTTTAGGAAGTATATCTCAAGTTAAGATATCTATTGGAATAAAATATAATGGAAACTTTACTCCTAATAAATTTTTATATCCACTTTCTAATGAATTAAGTTCAACTCTATTTTTTCTTAATGATAACTATACAGATATTATAAGTAATATAGTTATGAATTATGGAACTAATCCTGCACCTGTAATATCATATAATACAATTATTTTAAATAGTTCTATAACACTTCCAACAAATATAATAGGAACAGTAAATAATAATCAAATTGGTAAATATGTATTAAGTTATTTAACAATAGATATATTTGGTAATATTAGTAATACATTATATAGAACAGTATATGTATTAGATACTTTAACTATAAATGCTTATAATATAACAAATTCATATTTATATTTAGCTAATAATTATAATATTTTAACAACATCATTATTTTGGACTATTGAAGGTTGGTTTAATATAACATCATTATCAAATAATGGGTGTACTATTATTGATTTTAGAGATAAACCATATACATCTAATACTGGTAAAATAGCATTTTTAATTAATAGTTCTGGATATTTAGGTATGTATTATGAATCAACATTAACATTTACTTCTATAACTACTATTCCATTAAATACTTGGAATCATATAGCTATTCAAAAAAATGGAATATATTTTGAATTTTATTTAAATGGAACTTTTGTTGGACAAATTGCTTTTAATGGGACTTTATCAAATTTTAATCAATTAACATTAGGTATGAAAAATGATTTATCTAATACTGATGTTAATTACCATTTTAAAGGTTCAATATCCCAAGTTAAAATAACTCCATATTTAGTTTATTTAACTAGTTTTTATCCTTCATATATATTATCTTCTACTGATGCTATATTTTTCTTAGGTGATAATTTAAAAGATACAATTACAAATACTACACTAACTTATAATAATATACCTACTAATATTTTAAGAGAATATTTTGTTAATTTACCTGTTTCTAATTTAGAATCTAGAAATTTAGTATTTAACTTGGAATGTAAAAATTTAATTGTTTCTAATGTATCACCTACTAGTTTAACTTGGACTGATTCTACTAATAATTATCAATTTATATGTCATCCTAATGCTAACACCATAAGTTCATTATCTAAAATTCAAAATAATAATGGATGGAAAAGAACTAATAATATTGCTTGGACAATGTCTGATACTTCTAATACTCTATTTAAATCATTAAACTGGACTTTTGGATTATCTTTAGAACAATGGATTTATATTGATTATGATTTTGTTCCATCATCTACAAATATGTTATTAGTTGGGCAATCATCATTATTTAATACTAATGATTATGGTTTTTGTTTTACTAGTTCATCATTTCCATATAATGTATTATCATTTGCTACATCTAGTGTAATAACTAATCAAGGGAATGGTATGGGTGGTATCAATTTTAGAGCATTAGTTGGAAAATGGACTCATTTATGTGCAACTATAAATAGTACCAATAAAATATTAAAATTATATGTTAATGGGGGATTATTAATTTCATTAGATAGTTCTAATTGGACAGTATGGTGCGATCCTGCAAGTTCAACATCTAAATTTACTATTGGATGTAATTCTAATAATGGAACAATACAATCAGAATCTTTAAATAAAGTTCATTTTGGTAATACAAGAGTTTATAGTAGAATATTAGATCAATATGAAGTATATAATAATTATAGTTATGAATCTAGTTTATATCAAATTACAAATGGTATAACTTATAATTCTCCTATATCATGGTCATTTAATGGTGGTATATCAACTATTTATACTAATGAATATATTCAGACATTTAATATAGAAACTAATAAATATATATTTAAAAATTATAGTGTTAATACTAATTCAGTATATAAAATAAGTTTTAATGCTAAATTAATAACTGCTACAAACTTATGTATATCTATAACTAATAGTTCAGGAACATTTAATACAGTTGGAGGTTATCAAATGACTAGTATTAATTCAGGATTAAATACTAATAATTTTATTAAATTTGAATATATTTTTGAAACAAAATCATTATCATCAGTTAATATTTATATTGGAAATCATAATCAATCTGATATCGGTTCTCAATCATTAGGAACATTTAGTATTTTTGATTTTAATCTTAATATATATAACATTATACAAAGTGATGTTTTAACTTTATCAAATATAACTACTCCTATTGATTGGGTTAGACCTGATGGAATTTCAACATCAATTATAACTAATGATAATTTAACAACATTATATTTAGATAATAAAGCATATTATACAACCCTTTCATTAACTCCAAATACTGCTTATATTATATCATTTTGGATTAAATTTGGAACAGCTACTAATTTTTGTATAGCATTAAGAAATGGTGCTACATGGAATATAGGAGGATATGAAGGAACAGGTATAAAAAATGGAATAAATACAAATACATTTACATTAGTATCTTATATATTTGATTCAAAAAATTATACATCATTAAATTTATATATTGGACAACATTCTAATTCAATGACAGCACAAACAACAGGAACAGTTATAATTGGTGATTTTAAGATATTACCAATAACTATTAATTCAAATATATCAGTATATAATCCTATTAGTAGTATTAATTTTATTAAATCTCCAAATACAATTGCATTAGACCCAATAACTAATTATGATATGACTTTAGGATGGATTACACAGACAATGGATTTTAATATATTAAGATTAGTTCCATCATGGACTATTGAAACATGGGTTTATCCTACAACAATTGACACTAATTATATTTTTGATTTTAGTTCAGGAAGTAATAGTTTAATATTAGGTATTACATCATCTGTAAGTAATATAACACCTTCTATATCTTCAGATGGTTATGGAAGACCATTTATATATTATAGTGGTGATACAATATCACAATGGAAAATAAAAGCAACACCAAAAATTATATTAAATACATGGACTCATATAGCATATGTTAAAAATAATGACACACAATTAGAAATGTATGTTAATGGTGTTTCAACCGGAACATTTACAATAGCATTAAATGATTGGAGATATCCTAATTTTATGAATAATACACTTATTAATAGTTTAATGTTAGGTGCATCAAAATCAAATCCATCTTCTACAACAAATCACTTGAAAGGAAAAATAAGCCAACCAAAAATAACATTAGGAAGAAAATATACTAGTTCATTTAATCCAGCTTTTGATTTATCATTAAATGATAATGGGTTATTTTTATTACAAGATAATTTTGTAAATAATGCAATTGGAAAAAGTGTAACTAATAATAGTGCAACAATACCAACTTTTAGTTTACCTACAATAAGTTTAAATGGTAGTAATTCAATAACATTATTTCAGAATATGGATACATATACTGAATTAGGATATGTATATAGTTATTATACAAGAAGTAATTCATTAAAATTATTTACAAATGGTATTGTAGATACAACAATAATTAATAATAATGTATTAGTATATGGTATTATGGATTCATTAAATAATATAAATTATGTAAAAAAAAATGTAAATGTCATTAAATATAATATACTACCAGTAATAACATTAATAGGACCATCAATTATGTATTTAGGAATAAATAAAAATTATTATGAATTAGGAGTAAATATAACTAATAATCTTAATCAAACAATAAATCCTGTTATTGTTAGTAATTTAAATAATTCACAAACAGGAATATATACAATAACATATTATGCTACTGATATGTATGATAATACTGCTAGCATAACTAGAACAATAAATATTGTAAATCAACTACAATTAACTTCTTATGTATTAAATACTGGTGCATTATCAATTAATAATAATTATAATAGCTTAAATAATAATAACTGGACTATAGAAGCTTGGTTTTATCCTACACAACCTACTAATATGATTGATGGTATAGTTTTATTTGATTTTAGACCATATCCATGGACAACAAATAACCCATTTACTATAACAATAAAACCTGATTTAACTCCTGGTATATGGAGTTATTATATTAATAACTGGTATGGTTCAAGTTCTTTTAAGATTAGTTATAATACTTGGCAACATATAGCTGTTATGAGAAGTGGTACATCAGTATATATATTTTTAAATGGTGTTCCCAACTTGCTAGGAACTGGTGCTACTTGGATTAATAATATATCAGGTGCTAATTCATTATATATAGGTTGTGATAATTATTATATGACACAGAATGGAATAACTAATACAAGAAATAAATATTATGGTGAAATATGTCAACCATTAATAACATTAAGTGCAAGATATAATGTATCTGGATTTACACCTAAATGGGATTTAACTCCTGATAGTATGACAAATGTTTTATTTTTATTATATAATAATATTGATATTATTTCAAATAAACCTGTCAATTTTATAAATACTGTTACATATTATACATTAAATACATCACCTATATTACCAGTTATAAATATACCTAGAAATACATATACTTTAAATGATTTAATTGGTAAGACTGCAGGAACATATCCTATTAAATGCACTGATGGTAATGTTAGAAATTATTATTGGGATGGTACATATTTAGTTATATATAAAGAACAATTAGATGCAAATTCATATACATCTAATTGGAGTAATACAACAA